CGCTGGATTTCATCATCCCAGCCAAATTCGCGGGGCATAGAATCGTACTCGCTCATGTTGTAGCTCCTTTCAAGCTGTTCAAAATTTTTGCGGGAGGATAGTTGCACTTGGCCGTACAACTATCCTCTCTTTCCTTCCCAGGTTATAAGGCCCTAAAAGGGGAGGGGGTCATTGGCCTTGATCCAGTTGTAGACCTGCGCCCATGCCCCGACCAAAACGCCCTGGATGAAGTCGGCCGGCAAATTCTCCAGAGGTGTTTGCTCCGGGAAATACCCACGGGCCGCAAAGGCCGCCTGCACTTGGTAATCATCCACACCGTTGGCTTTCATCAGATCACGCAGCGCCTTGAGCGCATCGGCGTTATCCTGGGGCTTGGCGTCCTCCTGGGGTGCCGGGGTAGGAGGCGGGGCCGGGTCAGGTGCCGGGGGCGGAGGGGGCGGCGGCGCCGGTTGCGGGGCCGCACTCGTACCCGCAGGGGCCGGAGCAGGGGCGGGGGCGCTGGCCTGCGCCGGGGGCGGCGTCACCGGAGCAGAGGGGGCCGCTCCCGGCCCGATGTACTGCGCCAGAGCGGAGAAGTCCAGGGGCAGCTCCTCCGGCAGTCCCAGCCGGTTCTTTGCGTCCCAGCACGGATGATGGGAGGTATAGATCACCCGGCGGCCCCCCTGGGCCTTGAATTTCTTACCCTTATCGTCGGCGGCTACGGACAGAGTTTTGTAATTGGCAAACAGGAGCAGATCGGACCACTCTTTCACTAGGGCAGAGGTCTTTTTCTGCAACTTCAATTCCCAGCGGTCATAAGCACCCATCTCGTCAGGCTGCTCAAACTTCCGCATCATGGCGTGGGCCGTCAGAACCACATGGACACCGCGGCCCACGATCTCCTCCAGGAGATTCAGCAGACGGCCAAACTCCTCCGCCAGATAGACGTAGCCCTTGCCGTAGCCCATATCCTCAATGCCGCTCAATTTCTTGTCGGCGCAGATACTGGCAATGCACAGCTGCTCCGCCCAGTCGGCCGTATCGATCACCAGCGTGGAGCACACGCCCGGGTCGCTGCGAACATACTGAACCTGCTCCATGAGCATTGTCCAGCTGGAGGGCTTATCCGTGCGGGACACATCCATGTGCCGGGTCGAGCCCTCGGTGTCGATGAACACAGGACGGGGGAAGTGGGCGGCCAGGGTGGACTTGCCAATGCCCTCCGGGCCGTAGACAACCACCTTCAGAGCGCCCCCGGCTTTGCCGGTATGGATTTTCAGCTGGTTCATTAAAATTCACCTGCTTTCCAAGATGTCGGGGCGGGCGCCGCCACAGGGGCCGGGGCGGGGGCCGCCGTGTCTTTGGCATAACCGTCCTCGATGATGATGGAGCACTCCCCACCAGTGGACACACGGGTGGCGATCCCCTGCAACCCCTCGGCCTCCATCCAGGCGGAGAACTCCCGCAAGGTTTCCAAGTCCATTTGCTCCAATTTATCCAGGAGCACAAATCCGCAATCTGGTTTCAGTGCCCGGACGATAGCGGTGGATACCTTCAGCTGGTCGCTGCCACTCATGCAATCCCAGGGCTTACCCTTGTAGATTAACTCCCCATCTTCCACGGAGAGGCCAGGGAGGGGCAGTTTTGCGCCTTGCAGGAGATCCGTCTTCTGCTGGCGCACCGCCTCCAGCTGTGCCGTCAGTCCGGCGTATTGGTCGCCGCACTCCTTGGCCTCAGCCTCCGCTCGGGCCTTGTCCTGGTTGGTACGGACCTTAGCGTTGACGGCCTCAATATTTCGGATGCTGGCCTCCAGTTCATCAGTAGCCTCGTCCTGAAGGTCAAGGGCCGACTTTTGGGCAGTCTCGTAATCGGCACACAGGGTCTTATACTGTTCTTCCAGCAGTGCCAGCTCTTTGCCTACCCGATCCATTTCCGCCGCCAACTGAGCCGCCCTCTCCCGCTTGCGCTGGTTTTCGCCGTTCCGGGCGAGGATGTCCTGCTGGCGCTGAATAAGGTCATAGGCGGAAACCGGCTCGGCGGGAGCCTCGGGATAGCTGGGCAGCTCCTTGGCGTACTTCGCCTTTTGGTCGGCGATCTGGCCGATGGCGTGCCGCTGGTTATACAGCTCCTTTTCCTGCCGCTCCAGCTTTTCCACCTGCTCCTCCAGGCCGATAATGCGGAGGAGGGTGGTGGCCTTCTCCTTGCTGGTGGACTGCATAAATCGGGGCATGTCAAGGGCCAACTGCTCCACAAAGGAATTGAGCAGCTGCTGGCCCGCCTTGCGGCCAGATGCGTCCGTTACCTTCAGATCGCTGTTCTTGCCCGACCGCTCCACAATGATCCCGTTGGACAGCTCCAGGCGAAGCCGGGGCGGGAGGACGGAGCCCTCCCGCTGGGCCTGGGAGGGCCGGTAGCGGTCCCCGCCCAGCGCCCACACAATGGCATCCAGGCCCGAGGTCTTGCCCTGGTTGTTTCGGCCCCCGATCACCGTCAGGCCGGCGAGGGCCGGGGTAAGGGTCAGCGCCTTAATGCGCTTGACATTCTCAGCCTCAAACTGAGTAATTTTGACTGACATACTTAGCTCCTTTTCTTCGTTTTGGTTGCTTTCTTCTCCGGGACTGTGCCCCTCTTTCTCTGCTCAATACAATACTGACGAATAATCTGCTGCTGCTCATAGCCGGTGGTGGTGCTGACCAACTGGCCGTAGCTGATTTTCCGTTTCCGAGCCTCCAGGGCCAGGGCGGTCAATTCATCGGTAGGGGTGGCATAAATGCCGTTCTGAATTTCGGTCAAGCCATCCCCTCCACCACTGCCCGGATAGCCCCTTGCAGTTTGCCGGCCTTATCGCTGTCTGTGGCCTTGATCCGCTCCAAGGCCTCCAGCATCTTCCCATAGGTTTCCTGCCAGCTGGTGAACAGTACCTTGAAGGTGGCCGTATCAGGATCAGCCTGGGCCAACTGCTTTTCAAGAGCCTGCATCCGCTCGGTGGTGGCCGCCTGAACCTTTTCCACCTCGCCAGCAGTCATCGCCTGGATTTCCTCGGGTGTAAGCTCCCGAACCTGTGGCCCCTTGGCTTTCAGGTCGGCCAGTTCCTTTTGCGCAGCGGCCAGGGCCTCCTCGGCGGCTTTCCGGGCTGTGTCAGCCTTTTTCTTGGCCTCCTTGGCCTTGTCCACCTTGCCCGTCATTTCCTCAATGGCAGCTTTCCGGGCGGCCTCTACGGCCTCCGTATCCGCCTCGGCGGGGCGCTTGCGCAGTTCCTCCAACTCCTGGAGCATCTTGGTATGTTCAGCCTCGGCGGCCTGGGCGGAGGTATTGGCCTTGCTCAAAGCGTCCTGGAGGCGCTGGGCCTTGGCGGTCGCTTTCTCCTGGGCGTCTCTGGCCTGCTTGGCCTCAACCTCTGCACTGGTCAGCTTGGCCTTGTAGACCTGGGCCTGACCGGCCAACTCCTCCCGGAGCCGGTCAGCTTCCCGCCGCGCCCCCTGGGCCTCGTCCTGGGCGGCGGCCGCCGCCTCCAAGGCCTCCTCCCGCTCCTTTAGGGCCTTGTCCAGTTCCCGGTTGCTCATGCTCCCCACATCATGCTCGGTCATAAACTGCTCCCGCTCCTCCTCGTCGGGAATCGCTAGCAGGCGCAGGGCCTTGGTGTAGGTCAAATTCGCAAACGCTTGGGATTTTGCCTCGCCGCCGAAAAGGCTCTGCTGTGCGGCGCCGTACTCGCGGTAAATGCGCATGAAATTATTTGCGGTGGACTGGGAGTAATCGACCTCGTTTTTCAGATAGTCCCCCCATTGACCGTGCGGGAGAATGGCCTTGACCTCCTCCAGCCGGCGACCGATCTCGACGGCGTAGCTCAACATGATTTGCTGGGCCTGCCTCTGCAACGTGCGGATCTCCAGCGTCACCGTCTCCACAGTGCGGGGCGGGGCGGGGGCAACCTCCGCAGGGGTCGGCGGGACGCTCAGACCAAAATCGGCGCTGAGGATACGCCCCTCCTCCATTTCCTCCCGCTCCATATCCATTTCACTCATTTTGCTCATGCTATCCTTATCCTTTCTTTCGGTTTAGCGCGGCGGACGAAACTCAACCACGCCTTTTCAAATGCCTTGACTTCCGGGGTACGGTCACAGTTACGCAGGCCCCGGTTCTGCCTGACCTTCTTGGCTTTCTCGTCAAATTCAAGGGTGAAGAACGGTTGATCGGGCTCCGTTACCTGACGGATAAACAGGATTGCGGTCTTGCCCTCTGCGTGCCGTTTTGCGTAGGTAGCCACGCAATGATGTAAGTCCTTCCCCTCCTGGATCAATTCAGCCTCGGTCTGGCAAGGCCGAATCAACAGGCCGTCCAGCTCAAATGACAGGGGTTCCAATTCAGCGGCCCGCTCCAGAAACATTGCGTTAAGCTCCGCATTCACTCTGGCCTGCTGCTCCTCCATTACTTGGTCATGTGCTGCGTGCAAATTGCGAGGCCAACGCACAAGGCTGTCGTTCAGATCCCGGTGGAGCCTATGGGCCATGTGCCAATAGTCCTGTAAAATTCCCCAGGTCATTTTCTGCTTTTTGAGATAGCGGAGAATGCGCCAGAAATCTTGCCGGGGGCCCTCCTCTAAAATCCGATTGACCTCATAGGCTGGCTTACTTCTCAGCAGTTCCATGTCTTCCGGCAACCTCACAGGCAGGCCGGACTTTTTTACCAGCCGATACCGCTCCAAGTCCTCCACATTCCAGCGCATTTGCCGCATATACCGAAATTCCTCTTTGTTGAGGCCCAGCATCTGTGCGGGGCGCTTTTCCTTCCAGTTGA